CAAAAATGAAAATATATGTTTGATAACCTCAATAGTCCAGCCGTTACCCAGCATCTTGTATTGCTGTGTTTCCGACACTACCCATTTGTACCAGTCCGGCACAGTTTGTAAGCGTGCGCACTCGGTAGGGGTCAACCGTCGTATGCGAGTATGTCCCCCCCCAGCCTCGGTTAATACTTTCAGCGTTCGGCCTCCTGTACCCTGCATAAGTGCCGGGGTTTTTCCGTCGGGATGGTAAACCCTGTTTTGTTGGTATGGCTGGGTGTTGTGGCTCTCTTTACTGGGGTTAACTTGTATAATTTCGTTTTGCACGGTTGCTTTGGTATTTTCTAAAATCAAATTATCTTTGGTTACAGTAGTCAAACAGTTAGTTTTACCCATTACCGGGCATGGCTCTAAATGCTGCTCTATACCTCCGTCCGGGGCGATGTTCCGTCCCCTCGATGCTACGCAGATATGTTCTTTTTCATTCTCCATTTTCTAAGATATAGGGTCGGGTGCCAAATCCATCATAACCGTTACTATAGGTAGCCGTTATGCACGGTACTTTACCGCTGCTATTGAATTTTAAGCCGCCGCCATTTTTGAGGTATGGGTTAACTATTGTCTGACTATTACCAAATCGCGCGTGTATTTGCCTCCGGCAGTTAGGGTGCTGCATTTCCCCCTCGTGGAATTTAGCGCGGAAGCCGTTACCGGCGGCTGCGTTTCTTTCGTTATAGCCTAATAGGGTCTGCACGGTTTCATCTTTCAGATAGTATTTTTCGGGTACGCTATCCTCTGTAATGTCTTTTAGGTATAGTTCCCTATCGTCGGGCTGGGGTATGTCGGCGTATATAGTCGTATCGAATAATGTACCACCGTGTCGGGTGCGAATGTTAGTCCAGTAGATGCGTTTTCGTGTTTGCGCAGATACCAGCGCACTATTTATGTGTACGCCTACTACTCCGATGGCATCCGATAAAACCTTTTCCCATTTTTTACCCATTTCCACATTTTCAAGTAAAAATAGGATATTAGGGTTAGTTTCGCGCAGCTCGTTAAGTATGCGCATATATTCCCAAAATAGGTAACTTTGCCCCTCAAACTGCACCCCGGCGTTTTTAAGTTCTAAGTACCTCGACAGGGTGTATATTTCTACCTTTTCGGTGGTACTCATCCCGGCGCGCTTACCAGCAAAGCTAAAAGACTGGCACGGTGAGCCGCCTATTAGCATATCTACATGACCTAATGCGCGGCCGTCTATGTTACGCACGTCGCCCAGTTGGATAGTATCGGGGAAATTTGCCATAGTGTTTTGTATGGCAAATTTATCTACTTCACTGGCATAATATTTTGTTACCGGTATGCCTAACTCTTGCAGGGCTATACGTCCGCAGCTCATACCGTCAAATAGGCTTAGTACGATCATAATGTATTGTCAATGTAGTTAAGAATATCCGTTAATGTTTCTACTTTACGTTCCCATTTCATTAGTGCGGTAGTTTGGCGATCTGTGCCGTACCCGTCCATCGTTAGGTCTTTATAGTGTTCCACCATTTTTAAGGCGTGGTTATATTCACGCTTAACCAACGGCAAAACGATTTCAGCCTCTTTGACGGTCATAGCGTACAGGGTAGTATCATACGCGCAGTTTGGTATGGGTTGCTTTATTATCTCCATGCGGTATTTATTTTATGCAGTTCTTTTACTTGTGGGTAGATACCCCAAAACGGAAAAGATTTTCCGATAACGGTTATTTGGTAGAGGCTATCGGCTTGTATCGCTTGGGCGTATTCCGGATGCGCAAACAGGCCGTCTATGCCGATATGATAGGTGCCGTGGTCGGTAGTGAGCAAATAATACACGTCGGTATTAAATCCGTCCTTATCGCCGTGTGTTTTGGTGATCTTCTCCACGCCGTAGGCCGTCGCCGTAATTGTATGCTCGTCGGAAAAGCGTAGCCAGCAAATAGCACCTATCAGTAGTGCCAGCATTATAAGTGCGCTAATTATTCGTGCCATAGGGTTAGACTTTTTCGGTTAATGCTTGGTGTACTTCCTCGGCGCAGTTCTTAATGTATGGGCGCGTATCGCCGTCGGAATAATCGCACGTTTCAGCCCGCACCGTTACCCATATACCCAGTATCTTAACCTGTACTTTTACGGCGTAGTCGAAGCCTATGCGCCCGGAATTAAATACACTTTCCTTAATCCGGGTTTTAAGGCGCAGGTGCTTTACGATTTCTTTCATACGGCGGCGGTTAGTATGTTTGTATATTTCCATTTTATCGGATCGGTGTTAATTGCCCGGCTTGCGCCGGGCAAAGTGTAAAGAATAAAGTTTAACGGTTGAAATTAAATGCTGAAACCGGGCGCACTCTGCCCTTGTCGCTGGCCTTAGTGTGCCATGCGTCGAGGCCGCCGTCGTTGAGGTTCAGATTCCATGCGGTCGCCGCGCTGCCCTCTGTAGAAGTCCAGTACCATTTGCCGGGTATCTCTTGGCCGCCGACGTGACGCAGGGCCGCGTTAATCTCTTTGCGGTAGGTATAGATCAAATACATTTCGCCGACGCTGGGTATATACTCGCCGTCTTTGAGATTGATAGCCGGATTAAGGCCGATTTCGCGCAGGTGGTCGGTGTTAGCCTTTCCGTTCCAGTCGGCTACCGCGTCGATATATTCGGGTATATAGCCGTCGTAGGCGGTGGTGTCCCCATTGGTGGTTAGTGTTATGTCCTTACCTCCGGCCGCGTCGGTGAGTGCTACCACTACGGCGCGGTCGCCCTGCTTTACACCGATACCGATAACCGGGTTATCGCAGTCGAGTATTAGGTTAGTACCGGTGAACTTGTCGGCGCGGCCGTCTTTGGTGACGATATACACGCCGTCGGCCGGGGTGAGGTCTAACGCTACGGCGGTAGGTTCCGGGGCGGTGTCCTCGCCGTACTCCAGTGCTAACAGGATGTCGGCGTATTGCTTGATTTTGCGCAAATCCTGTGCGCCGTCTTTATCGCGGAAGCGAGTTATTAACTTCACGATATTGCCCTGCTCAAAATCGAGCTTATTAGCGTGTATGTACTCGATGGGCTGGATGGGGTATTTGGCGTAGTGGTCGCCGCCTACCTGTGTCTGTAAAACTTTTGGCTTGTTTGCTTCCATTGTAAACAAATGTTAAATTATTTTCAAATTTTCGATTTAAGCGCGTTTCGGGGTTCGGGTGATACTTTTACTATGTTTGTTATCTCTGTGCGCGTATGGGGCTTTATTTGCGTTTTGTGGGGTTTCTTAATCTTTGAGGTAGTACGGCGTGCTGTACCCGGCACCTTTTAGGGGCAAATCGCGGCACCAGTCTATCGGCTCGCTAAATAGTGCCTCTCCGTCGGCCCGCGGGCGGCCTATGGGCGCCTTTTAGTGGCAAATCGCGGCACCAGTCTATCGGCTCGCTAAATAGTGCCTCTACGTCGGCCAGCGGTCGGCTTATGGGCGTTTCTACTACTATCTCGTCGTGGATGTGAAACACTATCGGCAGGTCGGCGGCTTTGGCGCGTAGCATAACGATGCCTAATATGTCGCGTGCGGTAGCCTGTACGATATTCTCGGTTAACTTACCGCCGTATGTCCGGGTCACTTCCCATTTTTTCGTAGTTTGGTTCATGCCCTCGTACTCTATAATTTCGTGGTCGCCGCGCCAGCCGTCGTTATATTCCATGTTCACCCGGGCGCGTGGGTAACAAAGCGTGCGGCCCGACGGCAGGGTTATAAGTAGCATACCCCAGCGGAAGCCGACGGCTATACCTCGGTGTATCGTCACGGTATTGCCGGTTTTGATAGCGGTAATAGCGGCTTTTTCCACCACCGCCCACAGTCTTACGGTATGGGGGTTTGCGTCGCGCCACTGGCGTACTGTCTGCTTTTCCTCATATTCGGTTAGCCCCATTTTAGAGCCGCCCATAGCCTCTAATGCCGACACGCCGCCGCCGAAGCCTAACGCCAGTACGGATATTTTACCATTTTGGCGTAGGTGGGCGTTTCGGCCGTGCTTCTCGACAGGTACACCAAACATACGCGACGCGGTAGCACAATAGATGTCGCCGCCCTCGCGGAATACGTCCAGCACCCAGTTTTCCCCGGCTATCCATGCAATTACGCGGGCCTCGATAGCGGAAAAGTCGCAGACGTGGAAAATATTACCGGGTGAGGCGACAAACGCCGTGCGTATCAATTCGCTTAATACCTGTGTGACGTTGGCGTAGTTCATTTCAAACTCTTCCAAATCACCGGCTTTTACCAGCGTCCGGGCGTAGTCCAAATCGGCTAAATGATTTTGCGGCAGGTTTTGTATTTGCACCAGCCTACCGGCCCAGCGGCCAGTACGCGCAGCTCCGCAAAATTGTAATAGTCCGTGTATGCGTCCGTCGTCACACACGCACGTTTGCATAGCTTCGTACTTCTTGTTAGAGGTCTTAGCCATTTCACGGCGTAGAGCCATAACCCGGCGTGCTTTGGGCCAGTAGGTTAATGCGTCCTCGATTTCGTCGATGTTCTTTTTATTGATACTGGCAAACGCTAACCCGGTCGTGCGTTTCAAATACTCTTTAATCTGTGCCGCGCTGTTAGGGTTTTCCATGCCGGTTATCTGCTGCGCCTCTTTTAGTAGTTCGGCTTTATACTCGATGTCGAAGCGTGCGGCGTTATCCACCAGTACACGGTCGATAAGTACGCCCCGGTCGTTAATTTCTTGGTCGGCTATATAAAGCTGTTCGTCAAACTCGACAGCCTCAAGGCGGCGCACTTTGGCTAATAACGCCTGTTCTACCTCCACGTCGCGTATGCAGTAGCGTTTGAACGTGTCCCAGCGGTCGGGCGCGGCACTCGGCAGGTGACGCACTCCATTACGGCCCGGCATAGAAAAAAAGCGTATAAGCGTCTTACCCTCGGCCATTTTGCCGTCAGCCAGTTTAAGCACTTCGCCGCACTGACCCAGTGACAGGGGTAAACCCATTCGGGCGGCGCGTACCATAGTGCATTTCCACTGTGCCGGGTCAAAAGGTCGGCTAAGTCCGAAATGCTTACTAAGGCAGATGCGCTCAAATGCGGCGTTCCATGCGGTTTTTATTACGTCCGGGTCTGCCAGTGCGTTTAATATGTCGTCGGGCAATTCCTCGCCCTGCGCAAAGTCCACGCACGATACCGGGCCGTTATCCACGCTGTACGCAAAAAGCAATACCGCAAAGTCCGGGGCCTCGACGTACTTATACACACCGCATTTAGACAAATCGCGGCTGCTATACGTTTCTATGTCTATGCCTAATTCTTTCATTTTAACTGTTTATCTGCGGCGGCCTTTTCTAATAGCATTACTGCGGCTGCGTGCCAGTCGTCGATGTCGGCAAACTTTTGGCAAAACTCATGGTATTTATCCAATAGGCCACAGGCGATTATAAAAGTGTACGCCTTATTTTTAGCGTTCTTTTCTATCTCAAAGGCTTCCGCGCTGTAAGTCTTACAGGGGGGGGTGCTACTTCGTTACTCATGGCCGGGCTTGATTTTTTCTAACAGTTGGTCGGTAGCCTCGTTAGAGGTGTTAGCCATTGCGTCGAGCGCGTCGTATGCCAGCGCGATAGGCAGGGCGACAGTGCGGAATATGATAGCCAGTGTGCTGCACGCTACTGCGCCGATTATGTAAACTATCTTTTTTGCTTTCATTGGTTTTGTTGTTTTAGATACCCCCCCGGCGCATAGCCGGTAGGGGTATTATGTTAGTGATTGGTTTTGGTTTACAGGTCTTCGTCGTCCTCGTTGTCGATGTCGGCAAAATCGCTTTCGGCACTTGACCGGCCGCCCAGCTTTTCGTCGTCCTTAAACTTCATAATGTTGTTGAGGCCGCACGCTACGCCGCGATTTCCGTTTGTGTCGTAGGGGTAGAAAGTGACCGACACGATAGCCCAAACGCCGCTGTAGATTTCTTCCTCGTCAACGATGGGCGCTTTGTTGCGGTCGACGATACCAGGACGCGTGCTGCTCTTGGCGTTGACGTAGAGCATACCGGCATATACCTCGTCGTCTTTGTCGTCGCCGTCACGCAGCGGCAGGTCAAGTTTTTTAGGTTCTTTGCCGCCCCACTTCGATACGATGCCGGAAGCCTTAGCCGCCTCTATAGCTTTTTTGATTGCAGCGATGGTTTCCTTTTCAGTGGCAGGGATAAGTACGTTAGTCATGTACTTGGCGTTCTTGTCATCGCCGTCGGGGTTGTATTTGCTAAATACATGGGTGTAGCTCAATCGGCAGGGGCCGAAAACTACTTTGTTGTCTGTTACTTTTGGTGTAATCATACTGTTGTTATTGATTTGGTTGTTATACGTCGATGTCGTTAAAATCGTCCGCTGCGGCGTTGTACGCCGGGCGTTTGTCGTCGGCTGTGGTTAGTGTCGGTTTGCCCTGCGGCTTGGTGATATAGTCCGCGCAGATAGCGGCTAACCGCTTTTTGCCTACCAGCTTTTCAAGGTCGCCGATACCGCACAAAACGGCCGGCTTCATGTACTCGCTTTCGTCGTAGCCCTCTTTGGATAGTAGAGCGATAACGGCTTTGTCGTCGGTGATTTTTCGGTTACTGCGTCCCTCGACTAACTTATAGCCGGGATAGCTTACACCGGCTAACGCCTGTTGTAGCGCGTAGTCCTCCATACTCGACACCCACGATTTTATGATAGCCAGCCACGGCAGGATGTCGGCTGCCATTTTCTTAGGTGTGAGTAATCCGGGGTCGGGGTTTCCCTGTGCGATTGTGGTACACTTTTCGGCCAGTGCTTTGCACCCACATTTCACGCGGCAGAACTGGCACCACTCGCCGGGGTTCTGCTCACCCTCGCCGCTAAATGCCTCTACAGCTTTGGGGCGTAGTTCATTCTCGGCCCATGCCAGTAGATCACTAACCGACATTTCAAACTCACTTAAATTGTCGATGCGCGGCTGTACGATCGTCATACGCACACGGTCTATGCGGTACTCAAAACTATGTTTGAGGTATGCGCCCAGTGCGTAGATTTTCATTTGCTCATTATCGACGGCAGACACGCGCACGCCTTTGCCATATTTAAAGTCGATAACTTCCATGAGGCCGTCGGCGATTATGGTAGCGTCGGAAGTGCCAAACGCTTCCGGCACATACTCCGAAAAATCTAACCGTATCTCAATAAGTAGCTGCGCGTCCTTTGTGATCGTCCGGGCGGCGTTAAACTTCTCCAGCACGATAGTTTTGTAGGTGTCGGTGTACTCATCCATTTCGCCGGTATGGTACTGGTCGTTAAGTTCGGCTATCTCCTTATCTTCGTGCTTGGTGTCAAGTCCGAAAAAGGATTTTAGCTTTTTGGCGCAGTATGCGTGCGCTAATGTACCCTCCTGCGCGTAGGTGCTTTCGCTATCCGGGGCCGTAGCCTCCAGCCGTGGGGCGGCGGTGCAGTGCATCCACCTATGAGCCGCCGACGGCGATAATAATGCGTGTTGTCCGGGCATAACTTAGCTATTTAGAATGGCGCTGGGGGGGGTGTAATGTTTCCGTCCTCGCCGATTATGAGTGCTTCGCACTCGGCGATAAATGCGGCTCTCTGTTCGACAGGTAACGCGCTGGGCTTATCCGCGCCCAGTATAGCGGCGATACGCTTAAATTCGCCTGTTAGCTGCTCGTGGTATTTCTTGTAACCCTCGCCGGCAGTATTTTCTTTGTAGTCCTCGCCCTCAAAGCGTTGGCGCGTGCGGTGCATACAGGTCCTAATATCTTCTTCGGTTAGCGGCTTTTCGGGCTGCTGTACCGGTGCCTCGATCGCCGGAAGCTGCGCCGGGGCTACCGGGCGGCTCTGCAAAATGGCAGTTAGTAACGTCGCTAATTGCGGCGTAATGCCTATTTGCACGTTAATGTTAAAATCTAAATTCATATAGTAAACTTTATTAAGTTGGTTACTTCATGCAGTATGCCTGTGCGTGGCCGTTAAGTTCGTCGGCAGTGGCTACCGGATTGCTCATTAGCCATGCCTCTAACTCGGTGCGTTTGAAAAAGCAATTTTTTCCGTTAGGCTTTGAAAATGGTATCTTTCGGGTAGAGGTCAGTTTATAAAGTGCGCTGGGTGTCATTCCGGTGTACTGGGCCGCCTCGTCTAAGGTTAAAATTTCCTTTTGGCATACCATTAAATTTTTGCTTATGGCAAATGCTAATTGGCTAATTTCCTCCTGTGTCATAGTTCCAGTGCGTGTTTAGTAATCGTTAACCGATTGTTAGCGTAATCCGATAAGGCCCGGAACTTGCAGCGTAATGAATTTTGCAGACGGTACGCTATAGCCTTACCGCTGTTTATCGCGTCCGCGTCCGGTAGGTTAAATGTGATAGTTTGCCCTACCTCCATTTTGCGCAGTGCGTCGCTTGTTACTTTTGTCTTTTCCATCTTTATACTTGTTGCGTGTCATACTATAGGGCTTTTCAACGTGGGTAAAAAGTCACTATCAAACGGCCCGCCTGTCCTTTGAACTGGGGTGCATGGTCGTAGCTCTTTAATGCTTTGCGGCTGTAATGCTCGGCGCGCAGGTCGCCCACCATTTCGCAAAACTTTGTAAAGCCTACCACGATGCGTTTGCGCTCCTTTGGAAAGGTTAGGCGTATGGGGTAGTCGCGGTTGATTTTCTTGCGCAAATCCTCGACGTTTTCGATAGTGTACTGTTTAGCCATTTGTTATTTTGTTTGTTATTCTTTTGGGGAAAAGAAAAACTGTCGTAAATTTGCAGTTGGATATATTGAGGTTAGGCAAATTGTCTGACAGCCTTTCTTGTGTCCGTTTGTTTGTTATCTGTGATGCAAAGTTATGTCTTACTTTCGACACTTGCAATAGTATGTGTCTTAATTACGACATATTTAACTTTTATTAATACTTTTAGCGACGTGGCGAAAACGATTGATAGAGATATAAACCAAAGAATTAAAACCATTTGCGACGCAGTTTTTGGCGGTAATGTTACGCAGATGGCAAAAACCTCATTTATTAGCCGCACCACCCTAATTAGCATTATGGGTGAACAACAATCAGCACCGGGCTACGACGTACTACGCAAAATTGTCGAAATTCCGACAGTAGATATAAATGAAGCGTGGTTACTCACCGGAAAAGGCGAAATGTTAAAACAAACTGAGCCTATACAAATCCAGTCCAATAGCGGCGGCAATAATCAACAGGGTAACAATAATAGCCAAATCAATCTATGCCCCGATGACGCGGCGCATATCCGGGAACTTGAAAAGGAAATAGAAAACCTACGCGCACAGCTCGCCCACAAAGACGACATTATAGCCGAAATGCGTAGTAGTGCCGCTAAACAGGATGAGCGTATTAGTGAGTTAAAAGACTGGATAGCTGATTTAAGAAAAGCGAAATGAAAAAGGTATTTTTAATAATTGCTCTGTGCGTGTGCGCCCTCCAGCTGGCGGCACAGACGCAACAGGATAGCGTAGGCGTTTATATGGTGCGCGGTGATGTTATTGCACCCATGAGCGCAATTAACTACGATGGTACGAAAATTAGCAAAGGTTTCATGTCGGCAAAAGCTAAGTTAGAATTTGCCGGGGCCACGTCTGAAAATCAATTTACCGGAGCGGCTAAGTTTAGAATATACTTTGGTCAGCCCCCAGTAGATAAAATGGCAAGTCTTTATATGTTCATGCCTAATTATAAAATTGGCGATTTTGGAATAGGGCAATTTGAGGTAAAGAAAAATAAAAGACTACTAACCACAGCCAAAGCGGCGGTAGTCGGGAGTAACGGAAGTGGGGCTAAAGCAAGTGAAAATATAAGCATGGAAGTAACGGAACTTCGCCCCAACGCTTATGAGATAACAGTTACAGGCGCGCCCGGCGAGTATTGCATAATGCACACTTTTAGAGGTAGCGGCGGTTATGGCGGTGTATTCGACTTTACGATACTTCCTTAAAAATAAAACCCCATCGCTTTTAAGGGCGGTGGGGTTTCTTTTATAGGTTCAATTCGGGCAAACTGTTTATCGCGGCTTCTTTGAGGCTATCCACGGCGCGTGTGTACTTCTCGGTATGCTTTAGGCCGCTATGTCCTAAAAGGCTTGCCACGGTCTTTATATTCGCGCCGTTGTTAAGGATATTAACGGCAAATGAGTGACGCGCACAGTGCCACGTTATATGTTTGTCGATCCCGGCGCGTGCTACCCAGTGCCGTAGTGCTTTTAGGCACATGGTGTGCGACGGCAAAGGAAATATTAGGTCATTGCGTTGCCCTTTGCCTATTAGCCCCAGTAGGCTATCATTTAGAGGTATTATTACACTGCTGGCACTGCTATGGCCTTTTGTCTTGGCTTGCTCAAAATTTAATAACCGGTTAGCGTAATCGACGTTAGCAAATGTGAGGTCTTTAACGTCGCACCAGCGTAGGCCGCTATACAGGCAAAATATAAATGCCCGGCGTATATCCGTGCTTTCGCCGGGGTAATGGGTGGCGATTAGCTTTTGTACTTCCTCGACACTTAGCACGTCTTTTTTAAGCGCATTACTATCTATCTTAATAACTATACCGGTGCAGGGATTTTTGCGGATTATGTCGGCTTCTACGGCCGCTTTGATAACCTTTTTAAAACGCGCATACAGGGTGTGTGCGCCCTCGCCCTTAAATCGTTTTTGTAGATACTCGGTAAAGCCGGTTATCATTTCCTTTGTAAGCTGCTGGGGCTTTAGCTTTAGGCCGCGTGTGCGCCGTTCCTTATCTTTCGCCGCTTTCGCTCTCTGTTCTTTAGTCCAGTCCGGTTTAGGTGTAAACTTGTCGCTGGGGTCTATGAGGTAATCGACGAAACAATTATAGGCGCGTTTAATATGGCGTTTGTCGGCTTTGGTGTATGCCTCATAGTACGCCCACATCCATTTTAAAAAATCTATGTCGGTATCTTTTTTAAGCCGGTAGCCCTCGGTGCGCTCTAATAGTTCCTGCCCTCGCTCAAACCGTATGCGCTTGGCTATCTCTAATGTTTCCTTATTTTGCTGTCGCTCCTGTGGCGTGCGTGGTGCTTGCCATAGATACAAAGACAATATTTCATTCTTTCTTTCGTTCTTTAGGTAGGTGGTGCCGTTTTTACTGGTTACTTCGACTTTGCCGAAATAGTATTCTAAATATAGGCTGTCGCGGCCATCAGTCAAAGCACGCCCCATCAGCTTTGGATTATCGCCGCTTCCACCCTCGATTAAGTAGGTGTTATCGGCCCGGTAATTTTTCTTTGCCATGTGTCGGTATTTGCTTTTGTTTTCTTTTGTTTGCAAAGATACAAAATAAATCCCATACACAAAGCACAGACAAAGCACTTTTTGAGATAATAAACGAAAACAAATGAAAATAAACCATAGATTAAAAACGATGAAAACTCTAATAATCACGCTTTTACTTAGATTTACTTTCACTTATTTTCCACTTGTTAACTCGGTTGTGTGCCTGTTCTGGGCACCTTAAATCCCTTTTAACTCATTGAGTTTTAAGGGGTTTTTCTTTTTCACAAAGCACAGACAAAGCACATTTCAAAACACTATACGCAAATAATCCTTAGCGTTTCCGGCGTAGGTATAGGAAAAGCACCCATAAAAGCACGGCGATACATACCCCCAGCCCTAACCGGGCTAATGCGGTTTCGTACCATTTTTGCGCCGGGGTCTTTTCCTCGGTGCGCTTCTGCTGGTTTTCCTGCTTCGCTTCTACTCCGGTGGCTTGCTCCCGGTGTCCGGCGGTGTCCTCGACTTGCTGGGTTACGCCTTTTTCCTGCGCCGTGCTTCCTTTGTGCTGGCCTTTGATATTTTTAACGCCCTCCAGTGTCACGTTTCCGGATGGGTCTATATTGACTTTGCCGCCGCCCTCTACAAACTCGATCATGCCGCCGCCCTCATAGGTGGCGGCCGTCTTGGTTGTGTCGATGGTGTTAACCTTATGGGTCGCTATGTCGCTTACCAGCTTGGTAGTATCGACAAAGGATATAGTGCTACTTTGGTCGGTAGCCGTTACCGTCTTGTGTGTCCTGCATGAAAACAGACACGCCGCGATTACTCCAGCGGCAAATAGGGTTAGTTTTCTCATGGCTGGAACTTGATAGCGTTAAGGCGGTTTAACCAACCGCGTTTATACTTGTTGTTAATCGGGCGGCTGGCGCAAATACGGTCTATGTAGGCTTTGCGCTCTGCCACGATCCGGCTAAAGAATTGCGCCGGGTTCTGCTTGTTAAGCGCGGCCAGTGTCTTAGGCCCTACTATGCCGTCCACCGTCACACCTAACACCTGCTGGGGTATGGTGATACCATATTTACCGGAAGCCCAAACCCAATCTACCAATATTTCGGCGATAGACTGGTTAGCGATTTTGTCGGCTTGCCACCTATCCCAAAACATAGTTTTAAGAATGTCGAGCCACTGGGCGTATGTCATGTTACGCAGTCGCTCTATAGTCGGCACCGGGTAGCCTTTTTTGCGGCAGTATTCTTTGTAGGTCGCTATCGTAACGCCTACCATTGTGGCACCGCCCAAATCGTCGGGATCGTTGGCGTAGCCGGTTTTTCGGGCTTTCTCAAATAGTTTTTCACCAGTCAGTCCTGCTGGATTTATACCGGCTTCAAACTGGATAATAAAAGGCACTAATTTTTCTACATTTGCCATAATGTTATTTGGTTTATTGGTTTAGTAGTCGCTGGGCGGCTCGCGGTCGGAGCAGCGCCTTTTGAGGCATTTGCGCACTTCGGCCTCGGCGAGCCTGAGCTCTACCTCGTGGCGCCGGTGTATTTCCTCGAGGCGGGCGGCCTGTTCCTGCCGCAGCTCGGCGTAGAGGCCGTCGATTTTGGTGTCGCGCTCGGCGATGCGTTTTTCGAGCCATTCGACCTGCTTCCGGTTGTTTTCGTTTTCGGCGGCCTGCGCGGCGGCGTTGCCCTGCCGCAGGGTGGCTTTGCGGGAAAACCACCACTGCAGCAGTTGCAGGAGTCCCTGCACGCCTCCGACGGCGCCTGTTATGGCGAGTATGTCGGTTGTGTCCACGGGGAGGGTTACTGGTGTGCGACGAGGTTTGCGAAGAGGGTTTCGAGCCAGATGTCGGGCGGGAGGGTCTCGCCGGAGGGGAGGGGTATGGGCGTGCCTGCGGCGAGTGCGGCGTCGGCTATCTGCTAGAACGCCTCGAGGGAGATGCGCCGGTCGGGCGCGGGGCTTTGCTCGGCAGCGGCGTCGGCGACGGCTTTGTCGCGGGCGTCCTGGTCGGCCTCGGTGTCGGCGGTGATGGACTGCCGCTTTTTCTCGAACTCGTCGATTGCGGGTATGTACGCGGCGCGGGCTGCGAGGATTTCGGCGAGCGCCTTGCCGCGGAGGGCGAGGCGGCGTGCCTCCGAGAGGAGGAACATTCGGAAGTATGTGTCGTTGTAGGTCATTTTTTAGGTGATTAAGTGATTAGGTGATTAGGTGGTCTGGTGGTCAGGGTTCGGCGGCGATGGCTGCGACGGCCTGCTTGAATTCCTCGATGGCCTGAAGGATTGCGGCGCGGTCGGTGTGGGTGTGGAAGTCCACGCTCAGATATGGGTAAGCGCGGAAGTCGGCGAGTTCTGCCGGGCGGTCTTCGGGAGCCTCACCGCCGATTGCGCGCACGTATCCTGCGGAGATGTTTTCCAGCGAGCCTGCGCTGATTGTGGCCTCTGCCGAGATGTCGTACCTACGCGACTCGTCGGTGGAGTTGTCTACGCGCACCCTGCGCGAGATTGTCTGTGTGATGGTTGCTTTCGTTGTTTCCATTGCTTTTGTTTTTATTTGGTTTGTTGTTGCTGTTTAATTTATCTCGAACTCGCACACGAGCCTGATGTCCTCCCCGGTGGAGGCGTCGCGTATGAGCGGTATCTTGGTGGAGCAGTAGGCGTCAAGGGTGAGGGTCAGACGCCCGGAGTACCGCACGCCCGAACCAATGTACACGCCGTCGAAGCGGACAGGCTCGTTGAACTCGAAGTAGACGGGGCTGCCGTATGCCCACTGAACGAGGTCGAAGGAGGCGCCCGACGTGCCGCCGTAGTCGCGGGGCAGGACGTCGACGGTGCCGTCGTATGCCGTCATGCCGTTCTCGAACAGCTCGAGGCGGGCGTTGAATTTCAGGTACCAGCCCGCGCCGAAGAGCATGCGCAGCTTGTCGGAGGAGGACGGGTCCCAAGCGATGTGGTCGGAGCCGAGGTTGACCTGCGGCCTCAGGCTCAGGCTCGACTCGTATTCCGAATACGAGTGCTCGGCGATGTCGAACTGCTTCCGTGAGGCTGTGGCGCGCACCACCACGGTTTCTTTCTCCGGCGCTGTGCCGCCCGCGCCCCCTGTGCCGAACTTGACGGGAGCCTGCCGGTTGTACGCCACCTGCCGGAAGCCGTCGGCCCACATGTCGAGGGAGTACAGTGTCGAGAGGTCGGCTGAGCCGAAGTCAGCGCAGCGGTACTGCTCGTCGATGTCGAGCCTGCGGGGGAACAGCCCGGCGAACACCTTGTTGCCGGGACTGAAGGCGGCGAGTTCGTCAATTTTCGTGGTGACAATCTCCACATTCAGTCCGTCCACGGAGTCGTCGCCCACCGGCACGGGGGCCTGCGCCACGTGCACGCGGGTGAGGTCCACGTCGGCCACGCCGATGGTGAGGTACATGTCGCCGAGGCTCACGCCGTTGACGGCGAAGTCCGACAGCCTGAGGTCTGCCGTGTTGTCGGTGAATATCCTCGCGGTGAGTCCCGCCTCGGCCTGCGGGTATTGCGGGTTGCGGTAAATTGGCAGGGTGTACTGCTGGCCTGCCGAGGAGCGAAGCTCGAAGCCTGTTATGTATTTTTCGGCGAGGCGGTTGTAGCCGTCGAAGTCGCCGAGGCGGCAAGGCCGCGAGGGATATGTGCCTTCGGGCGGCGTCCACTGCCCCCACGGCGGGGTGAGGCAGGTCTGCTCGATGTAGCCTATGCCCAGCAGGGCGGGCGCCATGCCGAAGTTGCCCGCGCGGCGTGTCGACTCGGTGATGCCGTCGCGGAGTATGCCGCCGAAGTTGTATGGCTTGCAGCGCGCGAAGCGGTTTATGGCGGGGGGTCGGCAGAGCGCGGAGATGCGCGTTTCGGCGGTGCCGAGGACCGCCTGCACGTCGCTCACGGCGACGGGGCGGCTTATGGTTGTCGATGTGTGGCTCATTTCTTTGAATTAGGAATTAGGAATGAGAAATGTGGAATTGGGAATGAGGGGTTAGGCGCTGAAGGCGGCGACGTCCTTGCGGGACACTATGGTGTGGGAGGCCTCGATGACGCCCTTGGCGGCGTTGTACTGGAACCAGACTGTGCAGGCGCTGTCGAGGTAGACGCGGCGGACGGCTATGTCGCGGTCGCCGAAGTTGAACACCGTGCCGTCGAAGTTCATCACGTATTTCTTGTCGGAGGTGGCGGCGGGGTCGGTGGTGCCTCGCCACCAGTACCATCGCCCGTCCTTGTGGCAGCCCATGCCCATGGTGGTGTTGCCTCCGCAGACCTCGACGGCGGTGTGGTTGTCGTCGCGCAGCTGCAATCCGACGCCGAAGCCGCTGCAACCTATGGCCGTGCGGTGGGCTATCTTCACGGGCTTGTTGTACGCCTCTACCCACGTGGAGTTGCGCATGTACATGCCGCCGCCGTGTGTCTGCGAGTACCAGCCCCCGTTGCCCGTGGTGCGGAACCAGTCGTCGCAGCGGACACCGCCGTGGACGTCGATCGGCCATTGCGGCGACGTGGTACCTATGCCGAAATTCCCGCCGTAGGATATGGTGCCGATTGTCTTCGCATACGAGTAGCCGGAGTGGGCGCGTATGCTCAGGGAGCCGTCGGACTGCGCGGAGAAGTATATGCCCGTGGTGCTGCTCGAATGTTTAAAGAAGAGGTTGCGCTCCATCTTCATGTCAAGGACTCCGTTTATGTAGGGGGTGGTTAGCGAGCTGCCGATTGTGACGGGCTTGCCGGAGAAGACGAAGGCCTCGGAGTTGGCTATGATGTTGGCGTACTCGGCGCCCGCCTCGCGGAAGCTCAGCACGGTGTAGCGCTCGCCGTCGGTGTTGTCGAATATGAGCTTGGCGTCGTTGCCGCAGCGTATGGTCAGGGGCTGGTTGAGGGCGTTGACGAGGTTGGAGTAGTTGCCCCGGTGCAGCACCTCGTGGCCTGCCGAGCCGTAGGTGAAGGGCTGGTCGGCGTGGCACACGTTGACGCCCTGCGGCGTGGAGCGGTAGGCTATCCACAGCTTGTCGTCGCAGTTGAACTCGTTGCCGCCCTGGAGGTGCATCTTCCTCACGGCGAGGTCGCCGTCCATCTTGTCACCCGCCGCGTTGACGTAGCGCCCGTCGAGCATCGAGGCGTAGTTGGCGGCGTGCAGAATGTCGTGGCCCTTGTAACGCAGGAAACTCGAGCAGACGGCAAGGTTATTGCCCTGCTGCCACCCGTTGTCGCCCCAGCCGACATAGGCATACTCCTGCACGTCGGCACTGCATAATGAGCCGAAAATCACCTTCTCGGTTCCTGCAAGGTTCGACACCACAAAGCCCCTTGCCGAGCCGCCGGTGGTGGCAGGGTGCCTCGCCGTGACATTGGCAAGGAATGTTTTCGCGCCGGCCACCTCCTGGGCGGTGCCGACCGTGAGGTAGCGGGTGTCGAGTGTGGCGGCGTAGTTGGCGGTGTCGAGCAGGGTGTGCCACGGCCCCCACGTGCCGCTGTTGTAGTCGCGGTTGCGGTGTCGCAGGACGCCGTTCACCCAGCCGCCGAACCACAGCTGAGGCTGCCAGTGTCCGGCTCGCCCCGCAATCTCCAGCACGCAGCCGTAGCTGTCGGGGCCTCCGTTGTCGTACACGTCGAAGAATCGCGCCTTGAGGTCGGTGCGGTATGCCTGCCACGACTGCGAGGTGTCGACGCTCGCCTTGGCGTCGGCCACGCAGACCTCCCCCGACCGCGAAGCGAACGGCACGTAAAGACTCGTTGTGGTGGTACCCTTGGTGTACGTGAGCTTGTCGCCCGAAGTGCCTATGGCCGAGATGTACGCGTCGTGCGAGTGCGCAGCCGCCGCGTAGTTCCCCTTAGGCTGGTAGAGCGCCGCGGCCTCGGTCTTGGCCAGCAGGTGCGATATGTCCTGATGCGCGGTGAGGTACTGGCCGTGGGTGTGCGATGCCGCCGCGTAGCTGCCCCTGGGCTGGTAGAGGGCTGCGGCCTCCGTCTTGGCGAGGTAGGCCGAGAGGTCGGGAACCGTCGCGTTGGCCGCCACGTACTCCCGCACCCACACCTGCGTGGCGTAGCCCTCGCGCACAAGGTACGCCCCCAGCGCCTCCTCGCTCAGCCCTCCACCGCCCTCCGACGGCCCGAACGCCGCGACGTCCTTCAGCGAATATGCCGCATACGGCGTGTAGATGCGCCCTTCCTCGTCGAACTGCCAGTAGGACTGGAGGCGGGCGATGTCGGCTCGCACACTGTCGAGCAGCGATGTGTCGACACCCCCTGCCTTGTTCACACGAGCGCCCGAGCCACGGTTCTCCAAGCGTTTGGAGCGTGGCTTGGCGGCGTAAAAGCTTCGTGATATTTTAATATTCTTCATTCTGCAGGGGTGTATTTTTGAGGTGAGAGTTCGATGTACGAGGCTTCGGCGACATCTTCGCGGCAGCTCAGCGTGGCGGCGGAGAGAATGAACCGTGTGTCTTCGGGCTGTGCCGCGTCGGCATATGCCGCCACGGGATTCGAGCAGGACGCGTCGGCCTCGCCGGAAAGCACGGTGTGACGGCTGTCGTACTGCGACGCCATAGAGGCTATGAGCAGTTGTTCGGGCAGTCCGTTTATGTCGCCCCGCCATAATTTGCCGAGCGGCGCGCCGTCGAGGTATATTATTCCTTTGGCGGTGGGTGTGGTACCTTCCGACGAGCCGCACTTTGTTTCGATTTCGAGTTCCTCGCGCGCGGACGGAATGAGGGTTGCCGAATACACGATGTCGTCAATGTCGATGTCTTTTCCGTGAGTGTCCACCAAATCGGCGGCAAGGCTTTCGTACAGCAGCCAGCGCGGCATTTTGTATTCGAGGTCGGAAGAACCTAACGCTTTGTCCCCGTCCATAGCGGTATCATCCCATAAGATTGAGCGTTTTAAAAAAACGGTGTCGACGCCTGCTCCCACTTCGATGTGCAGGGTGCCGTGTACGTTTTTGGGTAGCGATATGAACTCGCCGTCGCCGCGTTTCTCCCACATCTGGGGAAGCTCTTGTTTATAGCCGCGTCCGAAGCAAGGCCGGTTTGTCATCCACCCCTGGCAGGGCGATTTGTCCTTGCGCTCCTGCCAGTCATAGAAAGCCAGCCAGCATTCACCCCACGCGGGCGTACCTGCCTGCCACACGTTGGCCATGCTCGAAGCCTTGACGTCGAAGCTGTCGGAGTTGGCGAGGTTGACGTTTACCCAGCGCATCTTGCTGCCTCCGTCGGTTTCTATCCATATGCGCACGGGCACATAGACGATGTTCCAGTATTTCTGCTGCCGCTCGTAGTTTCCTTCCTCGTTCGGCTTGTCGGCACTCTCGAAAGGGTTGTACCTGCTGTCGAGGAGCATTTTCAATTTTACACGCAGCAGGCAGTCGGTATCGGCAGTGGTGCATATGCGCGCGGGGCGTGCGGCGAAAAGCGTCCCGATGTTGTCGTAGAAGCCTGCGGAATCGCGGTGTCCCGCCCAGGACACCTTGCCGAAGAGGCGGACTTTGTATGCTGTGGTGCTGTCTATGACGTTCGACGTTATGCACCCGGCGATACCTGCTCCATCCGAGCCGCTGTACACGGCGTCGATTCTGTATGCGCAGGCAAGCCGCCGGTCGGATATGTCGGCCATTTCGGGCTTTGGCTCGCCGTAGCTGAGGTCGAAGCCCGGAAGCGAGTCGGCGTGGTTGCCGAATTTGTAGTGCGCTGTATGCTCGGGTCCTGCAAACTCCAAGTCGTCGTGGTCCAGTTCCATCTCGCACACGGCGTCGCCGCTGCCTCCGGCATATGGGGAGTATGCCACAGAGAGGTCGTTGTATACCGCGCCTGTTGCGAGGGTCTGCGATTCGGCGCTCCACGCGATGCGCAGCGGCGTCTTTGCCATGAGGCTGTGGACGTCGTAGACGGTAATACTGCCGTCATGCTGTACCATGCGCAGGCCGAGCGGCTGGAGTATGCTTTCGAGAACCTCGCGCCAGGTCATGGCTTCGCCTTCCTCGTCGTAGAAGTTGTCGGAGCATACCGAGAAGCTCGATAGGGCAAGCTTGGCGCCGTTCTGTGTGCGCTTGAGCTCGAAGTCCTCCGCGAGTTCAGAGCCGGAAAGACAGGCCGCGCCGAGAGCCGACGCCACGAGTTCGGAGTACGGCACAAGGCGCCCCGGGGCAATGTCGAAAGGCACGTGGCCGAGGGAGCCGAAGTCTGAAAACGTGAGCCTTACCTCGTAGTTGTCGAGCCGTTCGTAAGGCTCTTCGTAGAACTCGGGGTCGAGCAGCCCGCGCCAGAACGGCCGCCCGTCGCGGCTCAGTGTCAGGAGGGCGGTGCTGTCGCCGGTGGTGTACAGTCCGGCGAAGGTCCTGTCGGCGGGGCTGATGGCCGTTATGCAGCAGCCCGAGGGCTGCAGGGGTTCGTGCTTCGCTGTGTCCTTCCACTCCACGGAGGCTGCGTCGACATCGAAAAGGAAGTCCTCGGCCTCGACCGTTTCGGCGTCGGAGCCGTCGTTGACGTCGTGTTCGATGCGGACGTCCCAGCGGTGGCCGCCTATGCTGAGGAAAGCGGATTTGTATATGTGCTTGCTCATAGCCTGTTGATGTAATTTTGGCGGTGACGCAGCACTCCCTCGAGCTTGTCGCCGCTGATTTTGAAAACCACTTCGCCGCCCGGCTCGCCCACGGGGTTCAGCATGCCGCGCAGCTTATCGAGCGGAGCCACCACTTCGGGGTTATTCGACGCTCCGGCATACTCGCCTATAAGTCCGACAGTCGGGCCGCTAACGATACCGCCGTTAGCAAAAGGCATAACCCCGATAGCTTGCACCATCGCAGTAGCGGCGGTTACAAATCCGGAAGCAATACCAAACCCGGCAAAAGGTATAGAGGCATGGGCGGCAAAATAAGCGGCGGCGGCTAACTCCATGTAACTTGTAGTCGCCAGCTTGTTAGCGGCGATTACCGGAATTTGCGCAGCCGCGTTTGTTTCGGCTGCTACAGCCTCGGCGGTCTGTGCGCCGGTAGCCACGCCCATAGCTACACTTTCGGCCGTCTTAGCGGTTGTGTGCGCGGTTGTGGCTACACTAAGCATATTTATTATGCCTACTATAGTTTTGATACCGTCGTATATCTGTAAAAAGCCATCGACTATACCGGTTACGGTCTGCCACGCGTTACCGTTACCCTCCAGCGCGTCGGTGATGCTTTCCACGCCGTCGCCGATACCCTTAATGCTACCCCAGCCATTACGGAATGTTTCAAAGGCGTTAATACCCTCTTTGCGCCATTTTTCGTATGTAGCTATAAGGCTTTCAATGTCTTTGCGCTGGGTTGCTGTTACCGGGTGGTCTAAGTCATTTAACAGGCGGTTAAGTTCGTTAATCTTTGCGGTCAGTTCGTCGAAACCCATACCGCTAATTTTAACTTTATACTCGCGTCCTGTCAGTTTATTTATGTCGGCTACCTCGCGCTGTAAAGATGGTATTTCGATACCGCGCTGTAGGGCGTTACGCTTCTTTTCGTAGGCGGCTATAGTCTGCTGGATATTTTGTATTTCCTCGCCGGTCGCCTTTTTCTGCCTCTGCTGGTAGTAACTTATGGCCTCGTCTAATTCCTCGATCGTATTAAGCGTGGAAACATCGCCCGGCTTTTTCAAGTCGTCTAAAACGTAGTCCCATGCCTTTTTTAGTTCGTTGAGATCGTTAATACTTTTCTGCACGGTTACGCGCTGGGTGGCATCGGCCTTTTCCAGTAACGCCGTATAATAGGATAGTTCGCGGTTTAATTCCTCGTAGGTCTTTATATCGGCGATAGGCGTAGGTACAAAGCCAGTACGCTCTAACTGGGCGCGTAGTTCCTCCAGTCGCTTTATTTCGGCATCTATCCCGGCTATATTGTCGGCCGTGGCTTTTTGCCGTAATGTGCGCTGGTAGCTTAATTCGCGGTCTATGTCCTCTAATGTGTTGAGGCTTGCCGGGCGTTGTGCTTCTTTTTGTACCAGTTCGATAGCCTCGCGTGCCTTTTCCCAGCTTGCGATTTTCTCGCGTATAATGCGCTGTTCCTCGGTGTTGGCTCCGGTCAGCTTCTTTTTATAAATTTCGATATTGGTACTTAATTCTTCGTAGGTCTTAGGATCAGCCACGGCGGTTTTCTTTTTCGTCGTGTGCTGGGTACCTAATCCGGTCATACCCTCTAAGACTTTTTTACGCGCTTTCAGTTGGTCGTTATAGGCGCGTAGCTTTTTAATCTCGGCTGGGTCGGTAGTGTTCTTTAGGCTTTTTTCGGTTTTGTCGATAGCGTCGGTTAGCTGCTGCCATGTCATTTCACTAACTTTCACCTCGCCGTTAGCACCAGCCAAACCGCGATTTATTTCGGCCGTAATCTCCCCGGTCTTTTTGGTAATGACATCTAACCGCTTTTGTAACTCGGCCTCTGTAGCGGCCGCGTCGTCCATATCC